GCAGCTACAACTGTAGCCGGTGCTGGTGTTGATGCTGAGGGCGTACTTTTAAATGATGTAGACGTGACTTTTGGTGACGCTGCAGGAGCAATGTTAATTCATGGTTTTGTTGATATAAGTAAATTACCTGAAGCTCCAACTGCTGATGCAATTGCCGCTTTAAAGTCCAGAGTACTATTTTTAAAATAATATAAGAAAGGAACGGTGATATAAATGCCTAATATTTATGATTTATTCAAAGCTAAAGAGATTGGATTATATTACACTAATAATCCATCATTAACAATTCCATACATGGGAGCTACCTTATTTCCAAGCAAGAAACAATTAGGATTAGATCTATCTTGGATTAAAGGATCCAAAGGCTTACCTGCAATACTAAAACCTTCCGCTTTTGATACAAAAGCAACTTTAAGAGACCGAGTTGGATTCGATAAAATAGAAACTGAAATGCCTTTTTTCAAAGAATCAATGAGAATTGGAGAAAAAGAAAGACAGGAATTAAACAAAGTATATGCTTCAGCTAATTACGCTTTAGTAGAGCCTTTAATAACCTCAATTTATGATGATGTAGCAAGCTTAGTAACTGGTGCCGAAGTTGCTGCTGAAAGAATGAGAATGCAATTACTTGCAACTGGTAAAATCTCTATAATTGCTAATCGTGTTAATTATGATTACGATTATAAATTCCTTGCTGGGCATAAAGAAATCTTACTTACCACTGCTAAATGGTCCGCTCTTACTACTGCTACACCTATTCAAGATATCCAAAAATGGCAGGATAAAGTTGAAGGTGATACTGGTAGTAGACCAACAAGAGCAATTTGCACTAGAAAGACTTGGAATTACTTGCTTATGAATAACTCCATTAAACTTGATCTTAATCCTACAGGTGGGCTAAACGTTATAATGACTGATGCCATGATGAAACAATACTTGCAGGCTAAACTTGGTTTATCTGTAGCGGTTTATAATAAAATGTTCAAAAACTATGATGGAGCAGCAACATTGTTCTTCCCAGATGATGTATTTACTCTATTACCTGAAGGGAATCTTGGTAATACTTATTTTGGTACTACTCCAGAAGAATCTGACCTTATGGCCGGAGCCAATGCTGATGTAACTATCGTTAACCTTGGTGTTGCAATCACCACTTCAAAAGAAATTGATCCTGTAAATGTAAATACCAAAGTCTCAGCTATCACATTACCATCATTTGAAAGTATTGATACCATATTTATAGCAACAGTAAATTCATAATAAAAGAGGGGGATAACCCCCTCTTATTTTTTTAATATGAAAGGAAAGTGATTTAAATGGCAGATAAAAAAGAAACTGCGCCAATTGAACAGATCAAAATTGAAGAACCAATTAAAGAGGAAGAATTAATTAAAGAGGAAGAATTAATTAAAGCCGAAAAGCCAATTAAAAAAGAATTTAAAAAAGTAAAAGTAAGAGTAATAGCAAATATTAAATATGGTGAAGTAAGTCACGTTATTGGAGATAAAATTTTAATACTAGCATCCGAGGTTAAGGAATTTGAAGCTTTAAAGGTAGTGGAAAAACTTGTCTTTGAAAAGGACGAGAACGAAGCAGGTGAATAATTATGATACTTGAGGATTTACATGCGCTATTGCCCAAAACTGATGCATATGCGGACGCAGTGTTGAATATTTATAAAAATCGTGCTATTACACTTATTAAAAACTATCTTAATAACGCTAAGTATAGCAGTGGTTATGTAGAAGCCACCTTTGAAGATGCAATAATTGAACTTGTATATAATGCTTACTCAGTTAAGGGTAAAGAAAATATACAATCTGAATCACAAGGTTCAAGAAGTACTACTTATAAAGGATTTACTTCTTATGCTGATGGCTCAACCTTTGCAATAACTAATGATATTAAAAAATTATTGCCATTACCCTCTATAAAGATGATGGGGTGATAAAATGTTTTATGATTTTAATGTAGATATATATAATAAGGCACCTGGAGAAAAAATTGATGGTATATTTATTCCAGGTGTATTAGAAAAAGTAAATAGCGCAGTCTGTGATATACAGCCATATAGCACAACATTGTTGATAAAACAATATGGTTATGATATTGAAGTTAATAAAAGAATATTTATGGATGCTGATGTTAATGTAAGGGTAGGCACCGTTTTTTATTACACTAACCCTCAGAACGTTGTTGAAAAATATGAAGTTAAGGTAATTATAGGATGGGACTATTTGGAGGTGGCTTGCCTTGGGATATAAAAGTTATAAAGTTAAGGTTTTAAAAAACTTAAATGATTGTAAAAGAGAATTGTGTAAAGCTGTGGGAGTTTTAGCAGTTGCAGAGGTACAAAATATCGTGCCTATAGATACTGGAAATCTTAAGAAATGTATAGTATCAGAGATAATGGATAAAAACAAAGGTGTTTATATTGGTGTAACTCCGGAAGCTCCATACGCTACTTACGTTGAAAAGGGTACAAGCAAGCAACAAGCTCAACCTTACTTGGAACCTGGTATAGTCAATTCATTGCTCAAAATATCAACTGTGGCAGATAAAATATATAAAGCTAAAATGGGTGAAGTATAATGCTGGCATTGTATAAATTACTTAGTGGAATAATTGATCCGATATGTCCATGCTTTGTGATTCATTATCCAACAAAAATTAAAAAGGTTTATCCTTATGTAGAAATTAGATTTCCCACTTCAATACCTAATAATTCTTTTAGTGATAATAATTTATTAGAGGTTGATATTTGGGATAATAAAGATACCGACATACGAGGAATTGAATCTATAACCGACTTAATACACGATGAGTTAAACAGTTTACATTATATAGATTCCGTTATGCAAGTGTCTATAAACAGAAACAACCCCCATAAATTAGGACTTCCGGACCCACAAATAGAAATACAAAGAAGGCAACTACGGTATATAGTGAAAGTTTATAAAATTTAAGGAGGAATATATATGAATTCAACTAACACGGTAAGTTATACACCAACCACTCCATTAAACTTACTTTTGGATAGCGGCGCTGTCTACAAGGATTACTTGCTTCCAAGTGAAGCTTTGATGAGTGCAACTTCAGGTGGAAATGAATTAGAAATAAATGTTAAGACAAGAACAGTAAAGGTTGATGGATTAAAATCCGAGGACATAAAAGGGTTAGTGGTGTTTGTAAGTGCTACAGCTACTTTAAAAGTTAATTTTTTAGAGTGTACTACGGATATTCTTAAAATGTCTTTACTTTCAGCCGATATTGATACAAGCGATTCAAACTTTGATTTAATCACTGGGAGAACCTCAATTCTTCCAACGGACTATATCAAAAATATAGCATGGGTAGGAAAAATAAGTGGGAGTGGTAAGCCAGTTGTAATAATACTTTATAATGCTTTATCAAAAGATGGATTGAAACTCAAAACAGAAGATGATAAAGACAATGTTTTGCCTGCAACATTCACAGCTCACCTAGATCCTAATACTCCCAATATATTACCTTATGCAATAAGATACCCTAAACCATTTGCAGGAAATCAATTCATGGTAGCTAGTATTCCTGTAATTGATAATGCAAAGGTAATGGTAACTTTCAGTGACGTTGTTGCAGCTACAGTTCCAAAAGATGGCTTCGCAGTAACAGTAAATGGAGTGGCCAATGTAGTTACGGCATCAACAAGATTTATAAATAATACTAGCGCAGTGTTATTAACTTTAACTACTCCACCAACTTCAGGTCAAGTGGTAACAGTTGCTTATAATAAGCCTGTTTTGGATGCTAGTGATGTTAAGTCACTAAGTGGTGTTGCGTTAGATAGCTTCACAGCTCTATCAGTAATAAATAACTAAGGTACCTTAATTGGTGCCTTTTTTCTATTAAATTATATTGTTAATAAATAAAAGGGGATTAAAATATTTTGATAACTGTAGATATTTATAAAAACGGATATGAAATAAAGGGTCACGCAATTCAAAGTTCGTGTTATCAAATATCATTTTGGCATTGGATAACAAGTAATTTATTAATAGGACTTGATAAAAGTGCTAAAGAATACGCAAGTGAAAGGGATAATAAAGAAAACTCACATGAAGGATATTCATGGGCGGTATTCACTCCGAATTATAAAGATTTGAACTGGATATTTGATGATTTAGTTATAAGTATGGAAAAATGGGTTAACGATGAAGATATAATTCCTAAAGGGGATATTGTTGTAAACCATATAGATGGGATATTAGATAAATAATATATTAAATTATATTGGAGGAAAATAAATGAGGAAAATACAAAGTCCTGACTTCTTTACATTTACAAAAATAATTAAAAAAATGGGTATAAGAGAAGAACTTAAAGTATTGGCAAAAAATGCAACTAAAATAGAAGTTCCAAAAGGTGAAATGACCGATGCCGAAAGACAACTAGCATTTAAAAAAATAAAAGAAACTATGATAAATGAAATGCAAATTGAAATTATGATGATTTTTATTGAAAATATAAGCAATGCAGAAAAAGAAGTTTATAAATTTATCAGTGATATTAGTGAAAAGACAGTAGAGGAATTAAAAGAGCCTATATTATTTATAGAATCCATTCAAACTATATTCGCAGATGAGAGTATAAACAGTTTTTTCAAGCTAGCATTGAAGTAGAAAGTGAAGATTTACTTGATATTTTGATGCACAGATATAATAATATTGAATTTATATTAAAATTTGATATTGATGAAGTTATGGGAATGTACTATAAAGCCAAAAAAGAAAATGATGAGAATAGACTATGGGAACAATGGAAAGTTGACTATGCTCGTATGGATAAAGACCATTTTACAAGCTATAAAGATTATAAAAAAAGAGCTTCTAGCAGTGAAATTGAAAATAATGTAAAACTTGATAAAGAAAAAATATTAGCTGAAGCCTTGGAAATTAAAAACCTAGATCAGGGGAGGAGGTAAGCAATGCAAATTTTTGAACTCTTTGGCTCCATCCTTTTAAAAGATAGTGGTGTGGAAAGCAAATTAGATAAAATTGATAAAAAAGGGCAATCAGTAAGTAAAGGCATGGGCTTGTCTTTTGGTTCTATGGCCAGCGCTGCTTTAAAATTTGGTAGTGTTTTAGGCATTGGGTTAGGCATTAAAGGATTTGTAGATGATGCAGCTGAAGCCGAAGCAGGAGTTAAACAACTTGAGACAGTGCTAACATCTACAAAAGGTGCTAGTGGTATGACAGCAAAAGCGGTAACCGATTTAGCATCTAGCTTACAAAAGGTTACTAAATTTAGTGATGATGAAATATTAAAAGGGCAAAATTTATTATTAACATTTACTAAGATTGGTAAAGATGTATTTCCAATGGCAACTGAAACAATGTTGAACATGGCAACTGCTCTAGGAACTGATGCAAGTGGTTCAGCTATACAATTAGGTAAGGCTTTGAATGACCCTATTAAAGGTATAACAGCATTACAAAGAGTTGGGGTAACATTCACCCAGGCTCAAAAAGATTCAATCGCTGCTATGATTAAGCATGGTGATGTAGCTGGGGCACAAAAAGTTATTCTTAAAGAACTAGAAACCGAGTTCGGCAATTCGGCAAAAGCAGCAGGAACTACGTTCGCCGGTAAACTTGTAATATTAAAAAATCAATTTGGCGAAGTTAAAGAGGCTATTGGTGGTAAATTATTACCTATACTTGGTGGTTTTTTGACATGGGTACTTGATAAAATGCCACAAATACAAGATTTTATTAGCAAAGCTATGGATATAATAGGTAAAGCTTTTGATACTGTAGCTAACTTTGTTAAAACTAATTTAATACCAGTATTTAATGATTTTTGGAATTGGATTAAACCACATATACCAGAAATTAAAGAAATTGTAAAAATAGCATTTGATGCAATAAAAGCAGTAATGAAAATTGTAGGGGATTATATAACGACCGTAGTTATACCTGTATATAAAAATATGGCAGAATGGTTTTTTCAGAATTTCCCCAAAATTAAAGATGCAGTAATGAAAGCTTATGATTATATTAAACCATCTTTTGATAACCTTGTAAAAGTCATAAAAGAAAGTGTAATGCCTATTATTATGGGCCTGTTAGATGTAGTAAGACAATGTATGCCGGGAATTAAAGCGATTTTTGAAGTTGTGTTTAAAGTATTGGTATGGCTTATAAAAGTATTTATTGATGATATAGCTAATTTTATAAAAGTTATAAAAGGTATTTATGATTTTATTAAACCAGGATTAGACTTAGTCGCAGGCTTATTTAATGGCATATTTGGAGGCATCAAAGCACTAATACAAGGTGTTATAGATATAATAGATGAATTTAACGGTAAGAAAATCGAAGATAAAGAATCAACAGTGACAGTTAAAAGGAAAGTGGTAACTTACGGAGGCACAGGGGATGATAGTGACGTTCCTTATGTAGCTCCTGATAATACAGGCTTAGGACCTGGTTATGCAAATGGAACAAGAAACGCAACCCCAGGAGCACATTGGGTAGGAGAAGATGGACCTGAAATAGTTAATTTTAAAGGTGGAGAAACTGTAACTAATGCAAAGGATAGTGCAAAAGTCACAGATGATAAACCATTACAATTATTTATAATAGTAGATGGTAAAGAATTAGGGAGTGTATTAGTACCTCACCTAGATAGAGCAAATGGTTCAACAATAAAATTAAAAGCAAGGAGTGTGGGTGTATAATGAACGGAATAAATTTAAATAATTTACACTCTTATGATGATTTCCATTTAATATTAAACAGTAGAGTTATAAGCACTCCAAGTAAAAAGAAAATTAAATCTGATGTTCCTGGCATGAATAGTACTTGGGATTTTTCCACAGTGGCCAGTAATGGTGAGATAATCTACAACCAAAGGACTATAGTTTGTAACTTTACTTTAATATGTAATAGTAAAGCACAGCTCCAATCTGAAATGTCTAAAATCGCTGAATGGCTACAAGATACCCCCCAATCAAGATTAATATTTGATGATATATCAGATTACTATTTCATGGCAGAGGTAGAAAATGAAATCCCAATACCTGAAGAACATAGTGTAGCAGAATTTACAGTAGTATTTACTGCGGAACCTTTTAAAACTAGCTTAGATTTTGTTGGTAATGATATCTGGGATACATTCAATTTTAATGAGGATTATATGCAAACAAATGAGTATGATGTAGTAGGTAGTAAATCAATTACACTTTATAACCCAGGGCGATTGATAATGCCTACTATAAATTGTAGCGCAAATATGTCTATTACAGTTAATAGCAAGGTTTATAGTCTAGTTACAGGTGATAATAAAAACTATGGTTTAAAGCTTAAGAATGGGGCAAATAATATAGTAATCAATGGTAGTGGACATATTAAATTTATATTTAGGAAGGTGAGTTTATAGTGTATCAAGTTAGTATTTTTAATAATGGGATAGAGACTATAATTCACTATCCTAGTGCTGAAGAAGGCACCCCACATTTAATTAAAATACCATTTAAGGAAAGTTTATCATTACCTGATATTCTTTCTTTTTCTTTATATCCAAATAATATAGGCTATAACAAGATTGAAGGATTGATAACTAAAGTAAAAGTAATAAATACAAGAGATAATAAAGTAATGTTTACAGGTAGAGCAATGCCAGTTAAAAGTAATATGGATAGTAATGGTTTATTTTATAAAGAAGTGTCTTGTGAAGGTGGTATGGCTTATTTAAACGATACTCAAACTAGAAGATGGAATCTGTCCAATCAAACACCTACGCAACTTTTAACTTATTTATTAAATGAACATAATTTAAAAGTTGATGCTAGTAGAAGAATATATATTGGAACTATTAATGTTACTCAACCTATAACAGTTGATTGCAACTATGAAACAACTTTAAATACAATTGTAAGTAAGATTAGAAATGTTTTAGGCGGAGATTTAAGGGTAAGAGAAACTAATGGATTATTATACTTAGATTATTTAGTAGCGCAAGGGAATGATAATGGAGTAGAAGTTAAATTAGGCTATAACATGAAAAGCTTAATTGAAGAAGATGATCCTTTAGACATAATTACAAGGGGCATCATACTTGGATATGGCGAAGGTATTAATCAGTTAGACATAAAAAAAATAAATAATAACATAGAATATTTAGATAACCCAATTAGTATGGCAAAATATGGTGTTATAGAGGGTGTTATAACAAACTTAGATATACAGAATGCTGATACACTTAAAATCTATGGTGCTACTGTATTAGCTGAAAAAAGCCAAACTAGATTAACGTTAGGTATTGGATCACTTGATTTATCCGTATTAACTGGACATGAAAATGAGGATTATTCAAATGGTGACAATATAAAAATTTTAAATGAATTTATGAATATAGATGCTCTGGCAAGAGTTATAGAAAGAGAATTTGATTTCTTAGCACCACAAGATAAAGCATTAACTATATCCACTAGATCAATAACATTAAGTGACCAAATTATAGAGTTAAAGCAAAGAAATTTGAGCCTAGAGAACGCACCACAAGGCAACACCTGTATATTCCCAATAAATATTGCAGAAAATGCAGATGCAGCACATTCAATTAATATTGATTTAGATATACCAAAGGAAACTATTAATATTAATCGAATTTATATTAACCTTCATGGTAGAAAATACAGGGCTTATGAAAAAGGATTATCCGCAGGATCAAGTTCGACTGCGACTAGTGCAAGTAGTGGAGGAAGTACACAAACTAGTGCAGGTGGTGGTAATCATAGGCATAAAATGTTTGAATATCAGCAATATGGATTAATAATCGATACAATAAGTCCCTTTTTAACAGCAAATTCAGCAGGAGGATTAGGATGCAATGTTATGATGCGAACAGATGTTACACAGGATTTATATACTGCTGGTCCAAGTGGTACTCACACTCATACAACAGATATACCTGCGCATACACATGAGGCAACGACCCCAGGTCACGCACATGCTATTGATTATGGAATTTTTGAAAGCACTTACCCCAATAATATAAAAATAAGAATAAATGGAACTGATTTTGGTGTAAATTACGGAGATGGTTCAAATGAAATAAACCTATATGATATAGATATAACTCAATATATCAATATAGGCAATAACAAAATTGAAATTTCAACCTCGCAAAATGGTAGAATTGAAGCCATAATATACTCACAAATATTTATTCAATCGAAATAGCTTGTAATATTTAACAAC